CTGCGAGACACCTTCCGCTCTGCCGAAAAAACGGTTCTGGAAAGCTGGAAACAGTGGTTTCCCAAGGGTTTCCCCGGCTCGAAATGGGCAGGTGGCAATGACCGGCCGGTCACGCACACCCTGCGCTTCATGGGAACAGACGGCGTTCGCATCGAAATCGTGACGGAATTTGCCGGTCTCGGCGAAAATTCGATCGAGACGCTGATGAAGGGCCGCGAATATTCAGGCGGCTGGCTCAACGAGGCGGACACCCACGCGGACGGCGCCCTCGATGACCTGGAACAGCGCGTGGGCCGATATCCTTCCGCTAACATTCTGCTGACCGTGGCCGAGCTCGAGAAGCTCAGCAGGGAACTGGGTCATCCGATCTATTCCGGCCAGCGTCAGCGCCAGGTAATCGGCGACCTCAACGCGCCCACCGTCGACAACTGGGTCTATAAAAAGTTCGTCAAGGAGAAAACCGAAGACCGGCATCTCTGCATCCAGCCGTCCGGCCGATCGGAAAACGCGGAAAACCGCTTCAATCTTGACCTCGACTATTACGATCGCATCATCCGCAACCAGGACGAACACTTCGTCAAGCGCATGGTCGACAATGAGTTCGGATACTCCCGCCACGGCAAGCCGGTCTACGAGAAATTCAATCGTGCGATCCATGTGGCCCGGTCCCGCATCTATTTCGAACCAAAGCTGACCCTGGGCATCGGGATCGATATCTCCATGAACACCCTCAATCCGGCCGCCGTGTTCGGCCAGGTGCGGGGCGCTCGTATTGCGGCAATCGACGAGCTTTATCTTGGCCACGGTGTCGGCGCCGCACGCATGGGTGAAGCCCTCGACCGGAAGATCCGGGAAGATTACGCCGGCGCCACGAAAATCCGGATATGGTGCGACCCGGCCGCCGAGTACGGCGCCGACAGGGAGGCAGGTCAGCTGACCGCCATGGAAACGATCGCCATGATCCTTGGCCTGCCGATCCTCATTCCGGGCAGTGGCTCAAACGAGCTCGGAATGCGCCTGGACGCCGTCAAGACGGAACTGCGCGGCTATCACGAACCGAACAGTGAATTGCAGATCTGCCCGGAAAAGTGCCCTCTCCTCCTCGAAGGCTTCGACGGAAAGTACCGATACAAGCGGCGCAAGGAAACGGCGTCGACCGAATTCGAAGAGCAGCCCGAAAAAACCCATCCCTGGGCCGACCTTCAGGACGCCCTGCAGTATCTCATCATCGGCTTTCGCGGTCGTGCTGGTGTCATTCGTGGCGCCGCCGATCGGCAGCAAGGCGAGCGCTCGGCGCGTGCACCCCGTTCTACGGGCTCTCCGTGGGGTTGGGGTGGGTTTGACCCTCACAAGGTCGACGCCCAATGACATATCGCATCGATACCCCCGCCACAATCTTCGATATGGCCGAGCTTTCCGGTGCAAACACCCTCGTCGGCTGGGCAGTCGCGCGCGAAATGTGGTCAGGCGGAGAGACATTCGCCATGCGATATGGTGACGAGCTCGTTGGACTTTTCGGCCTTTACCCCACGGAAACCGGCGCTGAAGCCTGGTTCAACATCAAGGAAAAAGCCGCCCCTCACATGCTTCGCCTCATCCGGGATATCCGGTTGACCTTAGCTTCCCGCTCTTACCCTGAGATCGTGGTGATCTGCACCACGGATGCTGGCCGTCGCATTGCGATCGCCAGCGGCTTTCATCTGTTCGAAAGTGACGGGGAAATCATACATGGGAAATTTGTTGGGCGGGGGCAGCAAGGAAGCTGCAAACCTGCAGAAACAGGAAGCGGCAGCACAGCAGCGGCGGACCCTTGCAGATCTCGCCAGGCAACAGGCTGAAGTCGACCAGGCGACGTCCGGCAAAACCGGCCGCAAAACCGGCAGCCGCATGCTCGCCTTCATGAACGAAAGCTTTCTGTCCGGTAGCGGAAACGACAAGTTCGGGCAGGCCTGATGTTCGAGGTCGACAAGCTCAAGGCCCGCCGCAATGCGGCAAAAAAAGAACGCGATGCATTCCAGCCGTTGATGGACGAGGCGTACCAGTACGCCATTCCCTTCCGAAAATCGACGCGGCACACGGGCCAGGGCGAAAAACGTGTCGACCAGGTCTTCGATCATACGGCGATAGACAGCGCCTTCCGTTTCGCCGGCAAGGTCCAGCAGGACTTCTGGCCTGCCGGACAGGAAAACTTCGAAATTGAGCCTGGTCCGCTTGTGATGGACGCCGGCGAGCGGGAACAGTTTTCCCAGCAACTCGCGCCAGTGAGCAAGGTTGCCCAGGCATTCTTCGAGGACGGCGACTGGGATATGGCGTTTCATGAAATGGCGCTCGACCTTTCGGCCGGGACCGGCGCCATTCTGATGAACCCCATCGATGATCCGGAGCTTCTCTGGGAGCCGATCTCGGTTCCCATCGAAGAACTCCTGATTGAACAGGGTCCGAACAACAAGATTGCCGCCATCTTCTGGGACCGGGAAATGTCTGTGCGTGTCCTCGTCGATACCTGGCCGGAGGGGAAGTTCAGCAGGGATCTGATGGAGCTTTCCCGGGCAAAACCGGAAAGTGAAATCGAGGTCCACGTCGACACCGTCTACGATCGCAAAAAGCGCCGCTGGCATATGCTCGTGTGGTGCAACAAGCAGGACACCATCATTTATTCAAGCCAGTCACGCACCTGCCCCTGGCTCATTCCCCGCTATTTCCGCGTACCTGGCGAGACCTATGGCCGTGGCCCGGTCATGCTGGCCATGCCGTCCATCAAGACGGTCAACACGACGGCTCGCCTTCAGCTGCAGGCCGCCGCGATCGCCATGCTTGGGATCTATACCGCCGTCGACGACGGTGTATTCAATCCGGATCTTGCGACGTTGACGCCGGGCGCGTTTTGGAAGGTGGCCAGAAACGGCGGCACGCTTGGCCCTTCCGTCAACCGTTTTCCGGATCCGCGTATCGATCTCGGCAACCTGGTGCTCAACGACATGCGCATGGGCATCAAGGCCACGATGATGGATCAGTCGTTGCCGGCCGACGGCGCGGCCGTTCGCTCGGCAACCGAGATCCTCGAGCGCGTGAAGCGCCTGGCATCCGATCACCTTGGGGCTTACGGCCGCCTCATCAAGGAAGTGACGATCCCCGCTGTCAAGCGCGTGCTCGAACTCGCCTACAATCGCGGCCTGATCGCCAACGAAATCCCGATCGATCAGCTGATCACGAGGGTCCGCATCAAGTCGCCGCTGTCGATCGCACGCGAGGCGCAGCGGATCGAGAAGATCATCCAGTGGCTTCAGATGGTCCTCATGATCCTGCAGGACCGTGCCGGTCGCGTAGCGCACCTCGAGGAAGCCCTCTCCGATATCGGCCGCCAGTTGGGCGTGCCGCCCGAATACATCGTCACCAATGAGCAGCGCCAGGCGATGGACCAGGCAGAACAGGCACAGGCACAGGCCGCCATGGCGCTGCAGGCGGTCGCCTCAACGGCTGGAGCGACGTGACATGCAGCCAAATTCTCTACAGGACATCATTTCTTCAGCGGCGAAGGGAGGCTGGGACTGGTTCGAAAGCGCCGATCCCGAGGTAAAACGCGCACTGGAGGTCAAGCAGGCCAAGGATAGCGAGGATCAGAAAACGATCGCCCGCGCCTGGGCCCGCTTCGCGCGCAGTTCCGACGGAAAGCTCGCCCTCGAACTGCTGTTCGACACGACATTGAGGCGAACCGTTTTCTTCACCTCTCTTGGCCTCGATCCAATGTCGATGGCCGTATTTGGCGCATTTCGCGAGGGGCAGAACGCCCTCGCCCACGAGATTGCCCGGCAGATTGGCCTGGGCAATGCTGAGGCAGTGAAGCCTCGTGACACCTGAAAGGACGGCGTGACATGTATGAAATCTATGCACGGCGCTGGCAGCGCCTTTTTAATTCCGAAGGCGGCGGTGGTGGCGGTGGCGGCAACGAAAGCGGAGCATGGTCACCGCCTCAGGGCCTGCCATCCGAATTCGCTGGTGCGTCCGCCGATGAAACCCTTGGCAAGCTCCTGGGCGGATACACGGATCTCAATACCCGTTTCGGCGGCATGCGCGAAAAACTCTCGAAAATGCCGTCGGCGCCGGAAAAACCGGACATGTACAGTTTCGAGCCGGGCGACAACCTCAAGCCGTTCTTCGGCGATCTGGCGAAGGATCCTGCCTTTGCGTCGGCTCGGACGGCCGCGCACAAGCACGGCCTCAGCCAGGAGCAGTTCGCAGGCTTCATTTCCGACGTCTATTCGCCGCTCGTCGAACAGGGCGTGCTGTCCGCACCTTTCGACCCTGCCGGCGAACTGAAAACTTTCTCCAGCGCTACTGGTCTGGACAACAAGGGTACGCAGGAAGCCCTGGTCGCAAACGAGACTTTCGCCAAGGGGCTATCCGCCCAGCTGAAGGACGTGCCGGAAGCACTTAAAAACGACGTCAACGGCATGCTGATGGCCTTGACGGATACGGCGGCCGGAAACGTATTGCTTCGTGCCCTTTCCGGCCGCCTGGCGGAAAACGGCATCCGGATCAGCGGCGACGGTGGCCCGCAGGGAGCCCTGACGGCCGACGACCTCAAGAAGCTTGATACAGATCCGCGTATCGACCCGCGCAATCGCGACCACAAGGATCCGAACCAGCGGTTCGATGAGAGCCTTCGTAAACAGTATGACGAGGCGTATGCACGCCTCTACCCCACCCGGTAAAAGTTGACCGGACGCCCGCCCGCTTATCGTCAAGATTAGCACAGGGCGGACCTGCGACGCCTGCGGCCTCTCCGGCCCTGACCGGACCCGCAGGCCTTCGTGGCCTCTCCATCCCCGGTGTTTCCCCAACATCATCGGAGAGATCGTCATATGACGCAGAATGCACCCAACTGGAACACCACCCAGTATGCCAACCGGGCGATGCACATCTACCAGACGAAGGGCAACCGCCTGCGGCCCACAGTCACCCAGGCCATGCGCATCGAGAACAACGAAAAAGGCGTCTTCTGGCTTGCCGGCAAGTCCAAGGCCAAGAAGATCGAGCGCCGGGAACGCAACCAGCCTTCGAATGCCGAACGCAAGAAGGTCGAAGTTCCGCTCGCCACCTGGAAGGCCTTTGACGTCATCGAGGAATACGACGTCGACCGCATGAGCGTCGATGAGAAGGAAGTCGTCTACGAAAGTGGCGCCAATGCGCTCGGCCGTGCGACCGACATCGAAATCTACTCCCAGATGGCGACGGCAATTCCGGCCGCAACGCTGGACTTCTCCGCCGCCGCGTTCAATGCCGCCAACGCATTGACCCTCTGCGCAGCCCTGCAGAACGACAAGGTTCCGTGGGACGGAAACGTCTATTGCGGCCTTCCGGCCCTGCAGTGGAACCAGCTGCTCGCCAACAAGGTCGTCAATTCCGCCGATCATGTCGGGCCGGATCTTCCCTTCGTGAAGGCAACCGACACCCGCTTCTGGAACGGCGTCAACTGGTTCCTCTTCGTCGAAGAAGATGCAGCAGATCTTTATCCGGTTCCCAGCGCTAACAAGCAGGATCTGTTCATCTGGCACAAGACGGCCATGGGATGGGCGAACAACACCGATCTCAGCGTCATCACCGACTGGGATAACTACGAGAACTGGTGGACCGTCAACATGACCTGCAAGGGCGCCGCGTCGCCCATGCAGGAAGGTAAGGGCATCAAGCGCTTCACCACCTCCACCAACTCCGCGATCACGATCGTCTGATGCTGTCGGCGGCGTTCGCGCCGCCTTCATCCCTGTTCATTTCCAGCAAAGGAAAAACCCATGGCTTTCGATAAGAAAGGTTTTCGGACGACCGATTTCATGTTCAATCCGTCCGGCGCCGCCGGCGCCAATCTCGGCGTCCACAAGTATGTCACCAATGACGACCGCGCGGCGGTCGAAACGGCGGGATACTTCAATTCGCTCGCCAAGCTCCTGAAGGTCGGCGATCACATCGATATGACGCTCGATCTTGATGGCGCTGTCGCCCGGCGAAACTACATCGTCACCGCCAACACCGGCACTGTCGTCACCATCGCCGCCCAGAACATCGCAGCCTGATGTTTTGATGCAGCCCTGCCCTCGTCGGTTCACGCCCCGGCGAGGGTTTGGCATTTGAGGATTTGCCCATGGCCCTGCTGACCCCTCTTGATATCATCAACACCGCGTGCGCCCGGATCGGGGAAGAGCCCGTTCAGAGCCTTACGGAAGATCTGGGTGGCGGCCAGAGTGCATCGCTGATCTATGAAGAAACCGTGGATTTCAATTTGGGCATTCAGCCGTCCGGTTTTGCATTTGCCCGCGAGGTTCGCCAGCTCTCCCGCTTGACGGACGCCACGCCGCTTACAGGTTACAGGAACGTCTTCGAAATCCCGCAGCCGTACACAGGGCTGCCCGTTTTCTTTTCCGATGACGCCACCGATCCCGATCGTCGGTTCGATCGATTTATTCTGACCAACGGCCAGGTGCATTCCGACGCCGAACCTCTTTTCGCCATGGTCAAGTTTCGTCCGGATCCGCATCGCTGGACTGGAACCTTCAAGACGGCCACGATCACGGCACTTGCCGGAAAGCTCGCTTTCGCGATCGCCTCCAATCGCAATGCCATGTCGGATTTTTTGACCGAAGCATATGGCACGCCATCCGAAGGGTTTCGCGGCGGTCAGATGCGCGCCGCCCTGTCAGAGGACGGCTTTGCCAATCCGCCGCGGCGGATCCAGACCCATTATAATCCCCTCGATATGGCCTGGAGGTCCTGATGGTTTCCAGCCCCGGACGCATGCAATCGGCATTCACCGCCGGCGAGCTCGCGGATATCCTCGAGGAGCGCACCACCCTCAAATATTTCTCGACCGGCCTCAAGCACGCCGAAAATATCGTCGTGGCGCCGCAGGGTGGATTTCGTCTCCGTGACGGCCTGCGCCTGATCGGTGATCTTCCCGCCAACGCTTCCCGCCTGCTTCCGTTCGATGCGTCGATCGGCACCTATTTCGATCTGGTGTTGGCCGGCGACAATTGCCAGATCTGGAACGCTACGGCGATCACAGCAACCATTACCGTGGCGGGCGTCGGCGCTTTCGCCGATGACCTTACATTCGCACAGCGGCTGGACACCCTTCTCCTGTTTCACAATGAGTTGCAGTCGAAACGGGTCCGGTACACTGAGGCTGGATGGCTGGTCGATAACCTCCCGTTCGAGGAGCTTCCAAACTACGATTATGGCGAAGATTACACGAACGGCGTGCCGGCGGCATGGCGGCTGGAATTCGTTGGCCTCGTCAGCGGTACCACGATCTTCGTGCTGACAGTCTCCGGCATCGAGACGCAGTCGATCGCCTATAATAGCGACATGCCAACGCTTGCGGCTGCCATCGACGCCGCCGTCGCGGATCTTCCCAATGTTTCAGCGGGATTTACCATCACATCGCCGGAAGCTGACAAGATCCTCATCACCTTTTCCGGCGAAGGAAATGAGGGCGACGGGTGGGCGGTATCCGGCCGTATTGTCAATAAATCCGACGCGGCCGTGCTTTCCGTCAGACAAACCGCCGGCGTCTCCCCGGGCGAGCCGGTCATATCGCCAACCCGCGGATGGCCTCAGTGCGGGTGCTTTTACCAGCAGCGCCTCATTGTCGGCGGTTTCCGTTCTCTGCCCAATGCCTGGATGGCCTCACGGCAGGCCGATTACTTCAATTACGATAATCGCTTTACCGAGGCGAGCGGACCTTTCCTCGTGCCCATGGACATCGCCGGCGGCGAGCGCATCGAGCAGGTCGTCTCCTCTCTCAATCTTCAGATCCTCACCACCCAGGCGGAATACTGGATTGCAGAGCGGGCGCTCTCCAAAACCGAAGCCCCGAACCATGTGCAGGCCTCCCGCAACGGTATCAAGCGCGGCGTTCCGGTCGCAGAAAACGAGGGTGCTTCCCTCTGGTGCCACAGCAACGGCTCGACCCTGGGCGAATTGCGATACACCGACCAGGAGGGAAATTATATCGCGACCAATATTTCTCTTCTTGCCCCTCACCTCCTGCAGGACGTTTCTGATATGGCGGTTCGCCGTGCGACGGCCTCCATGGATGGGAATGTCGGCTGCATCCTTCTCGAGGATGGCAACGCCCGCCTCGTCACCCTGCTTCGCGAACAGGAAGTGACGGCCTTCGCCAGACTGACGGCCGACGGCGATTTCAAGGCCGTGTCCCGAAACGGCCGTAACGAACTCTCTTTCATCATGGATCATGGCGGGCAGCGCGCCCTCGAGAGAATGGAGAACGGTTTGCTCCTCGATGAGGCGATCGATTTTTCCTTTGGGACACCCACGGCGGCGATCGCAGGCCTCGCCAGGTTCAACGGTCGCGAGGTGTGGGCAATCGGCGATCGCAACGTGTTTGGACCTTTCATCGTCACCTCAGGCGCAATCACGCTGCCCGTTGCTGTTTCAGCCGCCACGATCGGAACATGGCGGCCGCCGGTGGTTTCGACACTTCCACCCCCGCGGGAGGTAGGCCCGAACACCGTGCTGAAGCGAAAAGCGAGGATCCACACCGTCCATATTTCCGTGCTCGACACAACCAGCCTGGCGATCGGCACCAATGGCGGCCCGCTTCATGACGTCGATCTTTATCGCTGGGGTGTGACGGCCGATGTTCCCGAGCTCGACCAGGGTGTAACCCGAAGCATCAAGATCAGCGGCCTTCGTGGTTATTCCGATGCCCCTTTCCTCACCATCTCGCAAAAGCGCCCCGGTAGACTGAACATCCGAGCCATTACGGTAGAGGCTGCACTATAATGGAGATGCAGCCATGCAGCTTGCCGTCGCGGCGATCGGAAAAGTTTTTGCGGGACTAGGATTGTCAGGTGCGGCAACTGGCGCCGCCGCAACCACGACGGCCGGCGCAGCCACAGGCGCCGCGGCGGCCGGATCCGGAGCGCTCGGCGCCCTTCAGGGTTTCTCTACCGTCCTCAAGGTTCTTGGCACCATCGGCGCCGGCGCTGCAGCCGCCCGCGAGAGCAACGACCTTGCCGCCCAGACCATTCTGCAGGAAGGCCAGGAACAGCTGGCGGGCGAGCAGCGGAAAACCAAGATGTCCCGCGAGTTGGCCCGCGTTCTAGGCAACAATGATGTTGCCTATGCCGCCGCCGGCATCGATCTGACGCAGGGCGTTGCCGCGGACAGTGCAGCCAATGCGAAGGCCCGGGCCGCAGATGAGATATCCATTGATCAACAGGATACCGACTTCAGGCGCGCCATGTATCGCCTGCGAGCTCAAAATCTCGTGGCTCGAGGGAAATCCCAGAAAGGCGGCGCCCTTCTCAGCGCCTTCGGCGACGTCGCCAATTACGGTATCGGCCTGATGGAGCGAGGCTAATGGCAAACAGACAGGTTCGCAATCCGGGCCAGCTGGCCCGCTTCGACATGAGCGCTGCGATCGGCGATGCTCCCAGCTTTGCGGTCAACACCGGCCAGGCCGCTGAAGCCCTCGCCAGTGTCGCCGGCAATCTGTCGGACACTCTGGGGAAGATGGCCGACCGCGCCGCCCAGCGCGAGGGTGAGCTTGCAGGTTTGACAGTCGGCCAGGAGGCCGCCGGATCCTATCTCCAGCAATCGCAGGCGAACGGAATTGCGGCTGGTGTCGCTGGAACCGGCCCATGGTACGAGCAGGCAAAAGCCCTGTTGCGTAAAGAGGAAGGATTTCGCGACGTCCCCTATTATGATGTGAACGCCCACCGCGTCGGCTACGGATCCGACACAACGGTAACAGCCGACGGCAAAGTGGTGAAAGTCGTCAAGGGAATGAAGATCACCCGCGATGACGCGGAGCGCGATCTCGATTACCGCCTGACAAAGCGTGAGGGCCTGCAGGTTCAGAAGCAGCTAGGCGATACCTGGAACAGGTTGCCGGAAGGTGCAAAGGCCGCGCTGGCGTCCGTCGGCTATAACTATGGCTCCTTGCCGAAAGAGGTTGTTGCCGCCGCAAAGACCGGGAACCTCGAGATGCTGTCTTCAGCAGTCGCGGGTTTGAGCTCGAACAAGGCACGGCGCCAGCGGGAAGCCTCCATGATCCTGGGCGCTCGCAGCGCACCCGTGCAGACCGCAAGCGCGACGCCGGCCCAGTCTGCAGGCGCGGCGCCGGCGAAAACCGCCGCGGCCCCTGCGGGCGTTGATCCGACAAAAACGGCGAGCACGGAAACGCCTCTCTCAACGACACCGCTTGCCCTTCGTCGTGATGGCACCATTCGCGGAGAGGCTTTCGACAATGCCGCCCTGTCTTCTTGGGGCTGGCGCATGCAGGAGGGCATATCAAACGACCTCTATGCAGCAGCGCAGCAATTCGAGGAAGACCCCGCCGGCTACGCTGGCGCCGCGGAAACGATCCGCAAAAAATACGCGGATGAACTACCGAACGATCCCAAGGCGCGGGATATGTTCGACAAGAGTTTCGTCAATCAGAACCAGGCCTATACGCGCAACATCAATGCGCAATATGAGAAGAAACTGCGCGGTGAGCAGCTTGCCTCGTTTTCTGCTGGCTATAGCTCCAGGCTCGTCGACTTCGAGCGCCAGGCGCAGGTGCTGGGTGCGAACCCGGAAGGCGATGCAATCATCGCCGAGCAGACCCAGACGTTTCAGCGTTCGATCGACGGCGCAGCTGCACAGGGCATCCTCACTCCTGCCCAGGCGGCAAAATACAAGCTCGACGTGGCCGAGACTGCAGCGCGCGGCCGGATACAGGGCGTCTACGACGCGCTTCCGACGCCGGAACAGAAAGAGGCTTTCGCCACCAGCCTCCTGAATGACTGGAAAGAACAGAAAGGCCCCCTTGCTGCCCTGCCCTATGATACCGTCAAGGGCATTTCCAACACGCTTTTCAACGATGCCCGGGAACAGATCAACCGGCGCACAGCGTCCAACAAAGCCGAAAAAATCCGTGTCGATGCGCTGATCGAGGATGACGTCGCAAGCATCGCCGCAACGGGCAAAGGCCTCGACCCCGCATCTTCCGGCCTCGACCCGGCAAAGGTCGGGGAGATCATCGGTCCCGAGGGAATGCAGAAATGGCGGCTGGGGCAGGATCGTGCCAACCGCATCTATTCCGCGACAAACGGCATGGAGGTCCAGAGCACTGCCGATCTTAACCAGCGCCTTACCTTGATGAAGCCTACGGCGGGAAAGCCTGGTTATGCCGACGAGCTCGAGATCTACGAGGCCGCCCGCAAGCGCGCCCAGGACGTCCTGAAGGAGCGCCAGACCGATCCTCTTGGCCAGGCCGCACGGGGTGGCGCAATCGAAATTCAGCCGATCGACGCCACATCGGCCGACGAGCTCTCCCGCACGCTGACATTGCGAAAGACCCAGCGCGACCAGGTCGCGGGTCTCTATCAGCAACAGGTGCCGGTTTTCCGGCCCGGTGAAAAAGAGGCTCTTTCCGCTGCCATTCTGCGCAAACCGGAAATGCTGCCGGCATTCGCCATGTCGGTGCAGGAAGCGTTCGAGAACGAAGCGCCGCGTGTGCTTTCCGAGATCAGCGAAGATGGCCCGATCATCGCCCACGCCGCAGGCCTGTCTCTCGCGTCGGGTGATACATCGATCGCCAATGATGTGGCCGATACTCTCGCGAACAAGCGGGAAAAGGTCTACACCGCCAAGATGCCAGCGCAGGGGGAAATGTCGAACTTCGCCAACGGCGAGATCGCCGGCGCCATGTACGCGGATCCGCGCACGCAATCGGCGCTCGTCCAGACCGCCTCCATCCTGTTCGAGCAGATGGCAAACCAGCACGGCTTCGATGCCACGGATCTGAAAACAGAAGGATCGGTCGCGCGTGCGGCATTCTCCCGCGCGATCGACCGCGCCGCCGGCGCGCGCACGATTGGCGACAAAACCTTCGGCGGCCTGGCGGAGGTCAACGGCGCCCGGATCATTGTGCCGTCTGACATGGAGAAAGATCAGCCCGCCCGCCTTCTTGCTGGCCTCACGCCTGCCCACATGGGAAAGCTGCCGCCGATCGAGAGCGGCAACGAATTCAAGATCCCGATCGAGAAGATCCGGCAGGCGAAGCTGGTTTCGGTGGGCGACGGCCTCTATCGAGTGGCGCTGAACGATCCGTTGAGCGACGACCCCAAATACCTTCGCGCCGCCGGCGGCACGTTCTGGACCCTTAATATTCGCCAACTGGATGAGGTGTCCAAAACTACCCGCTCCCGGGATGAGGACCTCGATCTTACGCCGTGGACGCCGCTATGAGTTTCTGGTTCTCTCCAATCCGTGATGACGCCCCTGCGTCATGGGCAGACGGTCAATCGACGCTCGGCGAAATATGGGACGCTGCGCGTGAGCAGATGCGCCTCGTCGACAACACGACGGCAAAGGCCGAGGCCTACACCCGCGCTTATGATGAGCGGATCCGCGCGATCCGGGATGCGACCGGCGAGACCTTCGAAAACCCGATGAATGTCAGCGTTGCCCGGGACGAACCGGAACAGCGTTTCGATCCGCAACGCGGCATCATCAGCGATACCGAGCGCACGGCCGTCAAGATGCAGGAGGCTGTTGACCGTTTTAACCTCTGGCTTTCCGACGTCGAGAAGCGCCATCCTGATCGTTCATCCATCATCCGCGCCGGTGTGCCGGTCGAACGCGACGCCGAGGCTCTTGCGAAGAATGCTGACGAGCGCCTGGCAAAGGCCATGGCAGCCAATGACGGCGTCAGCCGCTGGATGGCAGCGATCGGCGGCGGTGTCGTCGGCTCTGCTTACGACCCTATCCAGGTCATGACGATGTTTGCCGGCGGTGGACCTGGTGGCGCGCGCACGGTTGGCGGTCGCATTCTTTCCACGGCGCTGAAGGAGGCTGCCGTCAATGGCTTTGTCGAAGCCGCCCTTCAGCCGCAGGTTCAGTCCTGGCGTAAGGAAATCGGGATTGAGAACGGCCTAAACGAAGCCCTGAAGAATGTCGCCTTTGCTGCGACCGTCGGCGGCGTGCTCGGTGGTGGCGTCCAGGCAGGTGGTGAGGCCCTTGGCCGCATGTTGCGCCCGCGAGAGGTCGATCAGGTCGCTGAAGCTGTTGTCGCATCGCCGGCGACACGGCCGGAGATCCGCGAGGCCTTTTCCGGCGATCCGATCCGCGCCAGCGAGATAGCCGCACCGATACGCAGCGCCATGCCGGCCGAGGCGCGCGGCGCCATCGACGCCATCAGCTCCATGCGTGCGATCGACGACATGCGGCCCGCGGCCGCTACCATCGACACCCATGATGCCG